ATTTATCGTTGTCTTTTAGTTCATTGAATTTCTCTTCAGTTATTACTTGTCTAACGACTGAATTCACATTACTCACTGTGCCATCTTCAGCAACGTCATACGAAGATACTGTAGACATCTTTGGAACTTTTACTGTTATTGGTTTCGACCCACTAAATCTACCAGTCTCTCTTCCACGACTGTCAAGTATGGGTATAGGTTTTTTCTGACCAGTATCTAACTCTAAAGTAAAAGTTTTAGACTTTACATCTTTTTTATTCAGTTCTGCCATTAGACATACTTTTTTTAGTTATTTATCCTCTTTTTTCCATAAGGTAAGGAACTTAAATATCGCACTTCATTTTCTCTTACAATATGCAGAGAACCCACAACTTCTGCCCAAGTATATTGTCTCATCTGACGCCAGTGATAATTATATCCCTTGAAACCCCATCTAAAAACTTCAGTTACTGCAACTAAAGGATGTTCGTCATATTCTAATCTTGGTGTCTTTGCTTGATAGATGAACGTATAAAATTTTCCAGCATCAGGCACTAAGTCAGTTTCGTTGAATATCTGTAAAATATTCATCATTATAAGGTCAGCGTCTTCGGCACCTTCAACTGCAAGTGCTTTTCTGAGTTGAGACACTTTAGTAGAAGAAGTTTGTATGTCCTTACCGAAACCCTCTGCCATTACTTGATACCTAGTTGGTCTTCTGTAATAATTTTGAACTCTAATAATCTGTCTTTACACCATTCGTCTGCTGCTTTCCACTTTGCTTCATTAATAGCATATGTTTTCACTTCGTTGATATATGTTTTCGTTCTTTTCTTAGTTGTCTGAACTGGTGGTCGGGTTTGTTTCTTAGGTTTCACTTCAATAACATAACGTTTTACGTCACCAGTCTGCTCTCTTACCTTAATAATAAAGTCTGGGAAGTAACGATGAACTCTTCTATCAACAGGAGAGCGATATGGGATACAAAACTCTTCACTACCCCACTCTAAAATATTCTCATTCAAGTCACACCAACGACAAAACTTGCGTTCCCAAGAACTGCGACATATGATATTATTGGGGTCACCTTTATATTTTCTTGGATATTCGGGTTTATAACGACTTTTTATCGTTCCTGCCATTATACATAATATATCGGGTCAAATAGTATTTATAGATGGCAACAGACACTCAAATAAATTCCGATGGCGGTCCTAGTAATCGTAGAAGAAAACTAAGTGATATTAAGGGTAAGTTGTTAAGACCTTCCCTTACGTCTCAATACATTTGTAAATTTGGTTTTCCTGGACCAGTAGAAAATTGGACGCAAGCAAAAGGAACACCATATGATCGTGAAGAAACTGATCTTCTATCAGTATCTTGTTCGGAAGCAGCACTTCCTGGTTCATCCTTAATGACTCATGAACTGAATAATGCTTATACTGGAGTCACTGAAAAACATGCTTATCGTAGAGCATACGATCAAACGGCAAGTTTTACATTTATGGTCGATCATGACCATACAGTGATTAAACTTTTTGAAAACTGGATGTCATATATTGTAGGTGAACAGTTTGCAAGTCAAAATGGTAGACCGGGAGTTTTACAACCAAATTATTTTTATAAAGTAAGATTTCCTGAAGAATATCAAACTGATAACTTGTTTATCTCGAAATTTGAAAGAGATTATGCGGATACCGAATCTAAAAAATCACTTCAATATCAATTTATTAAATCCTTTCCTCTTAGTATTGTCACGATGCCAGTTAGTTATGAAGCATCTCAACTTTTGAAATGCACGGTTAATTTTACATACTCTAGATATACCATTACTCAAGAAAATCTTAGTGGCACTGTAAATGTCGGTAAAGAAGACACTAGTTCATCGTTCCCCTTCACTTCGGACCCAGATCGATTAGGTTTGAATGATTTATCAACAAGTATCACGTCAACCTCTCCAATTGCCTAATAAATAATTTTACTGAAATACTCTATAGGTTATTATGCCATTACCAAAGATTTCGACGCCAACTTATGAGTTGAATTTGCCATCAACTGGAAAGAAAGTTCAATATAGACCTTTTTTGGTTAGAGAAGAAAAACTTCTAGTGTTAGCACTGGAAACAGAAGATCCAAAAGATATCACTACGGCAATGAAGACAGTTATTAAAAACTGTATTCAAACAAGAGGTATTAAAGTAGAAACTCTGCCTACTTTTGATATTGAATATTTGTTCTTGAATATTCGTGGTAAGTCTGTTGGTGAAGAGATTGAAGTTAATGTCATCTGTCCTGATGATGAGCAAACCACCGTGCCCATTGTTTTGAACGTTGATGATATTAAAGTTCAAAAGAGTAAAGAGCATACAACCAAAATTCAGCTTGATGATTCTCTGATTATGGAAATGAAATATCCTTCACTGGATCAGTTTATTAAGAACAACTTTGACTTTAGTGAAGATAATCAGATTGATCAATCATTCCAATTAATTTCATCTTGCATTGATAAAATTTATAATGAAGAAGAGGTTTGGTCCACTGCTGATGTGACCAATAAAGAAATTAATGATTTCTTGGAGCAAATGAACTCCAAGCAGTTTAAAAAGATTGAGAAGTTCTTTGAGACGATGCCCAAATTGTCTCACGATATTAAAGTGAAGAACCCAAACACTGGAGTAGAAAGTACTGTTGTACTGGAAGGACTTGCAAGTTTTTTCGGGTAGCCCTGGTCCATATGGACCTTGAAAACTTCTACAATCTGAATTTTTCCTTAATGCAGTATCATAAATATTCACTAACAGAGATTGAAAATATGATGCCGTGGGAGCGTGATATTTACGTTGCTATGTTGAAGAATCATTTAGAAGAAGAAAAACTAAAGCAGCAACAAAATGGGTCCTGAAGAACTAGACGATCTACTGGCAAGCATAAGGGCAGAGGGCAAGAAAGAACGCTCTGCTCTTGCTTTGTATAAGGGAACCAGGGGCACCGATTTAGTTAATGAGTCTATAGATGAAAGAATTGTAAACATATTGGGTTTAGGTCAAGTTTTTGATATTGACTATGCGACTTATCTTACATTATTAAAAGAGAAACTTGTACAAGTTAGTATGGGTGGTGGTTCTCTTGCGAGAGAGGAGCAAATGCTCTTGCAAGATGAATTTAGAAGAGTAAAGGGTAAGGTTGGTAGATTTAAGATAAACAGAAGAACTGCTAATGTTGGTGCTATTTCAGGTTCCACACCATTAAAAGTAAGTAAAGATAAATTCTTCCTGACTAGCAGTGCAGTAATACCAGAAAATCCTGGTGTCGCAAAGGTCAGTGAAGACTTAAAGGGTATTCACGAAGCTCTTGATAAAATCCTTGCAGAAATCAAAGCAGATAATGCAGAAGAGAAGAAACAAGCAGAATTAGAGAGAAGACAGAAGATAAGAAATCGTAGAGTTGCTAGAGAAAAACTATTAGAGAAAAGTCAACAGAAAGTATCTAGAGTAGTTAATAAGTTATTTACTCCTGTTCGTGGAATATTAGATAGTATTTTTAGATTCCTTTTCTTTGGATTGTTAGGTAGAAGTTTCCAGTCATTCCTTAAGTGGTTCTCTGATCCTGCTAACAAGGATAAGGTCGATAATATGTTTAGGTTCTTGAAGGACTTTTGGCCTGCAATATTGGGTGGACTTGCTTTATTCTTTACACCTCTTGGTGGTTTTGTAAAAGGTATTGTTAAACTACTTACATTTTTTGGTCCAAAACTTTTTAGGTTAGTTGCAAAGTATCCTAAGATTGCATTAGCAACAGCAGGAGCAGCAGCTTTGTTAAAGGCTGCAACCTCCCAATCACCCAATCCAGAAAGAGCAGAGCAAGGAAAAACTGAATTAGATGATACTCAAGACTTTGGAGGAATGACTGGTGATCCCATCAGTGGAGATATGCTTGGGTTTAATCAAGGTGGTTTGATTCCAGTTGGTTCTGATAAACTTTACAATGTATCAAATTATTTTGGTAGACCAATTGAACGGGCAGCTGGTAAAATAACATCTACGACTGGCACAAAGATTAAAGGTGCTGGACCAGATACTCAATTAATTGCAGCACAACCTGGTGAGTTTATTGTTTCTAAAAATGCTGTGAACACTTATGGTTCTCAGTTCTTTATGAATTTGAATAAAGAGGGTGGTGGAACTAATATTCCAAACTTTGCCAATAATATACAGTTCGCTCAGGGTGGTGGAATGGTTGGAGGAATGATTGGTTCTCCAACTTCACGACAAATGAGTGGTGGATTGATGGGTTCTTCAACTTCACGACAAATGAGTGGTGGATTGATGGGTTCTTCAACTTCTTTTATACCTGCTCCTACTGGAGGTGGTGGTGGAACTAATGCTTTAACAGAGCAAGCAAAAACTAAAACTCTTGGAACGTATATTGGAGATGGAATACAAGAATTCTTGGGTATAACTCCAAAACGTATGAGAAGTAGTTTGCCGAGCACCGATGAAAATATACGTGATACTGTTGGTGGAGCTATTGAAACTTATGAGTTTGGTAGTGATAGATCATTTGGACTTCCTGCAGGAGCACCTGGACTAAGTGGAGGTGGTGGTGGCACTAACGCTTTAACAAATCAAGCAAAAGTTAGAACACTTGGTTCAATTCTTAGTGATCCGACCAGTATCAAAAGTAGAAAGGCATTTTTTAATGATCCACAATCCTATCTGTCTGATGAAGATTTTAAGAATAGAGGTAAATTTAATAATGATTTTGATCCAAATCCAAGTACAAAAATTAATTTACCTACAAATTCTGTAAGATATACTGACAATATGATGTCTCCTACACAAAGGATAACGTTACCACCAGAACCGCCAGTTCGTTCTAAAAAACCAAATATGACAGTGCTTCCTGAAATTGTCAGAAACTCTGCTCCACAAATGCAAGCGTCTGCTTCTAGTTCTTCTGTTCCTAGTTTTTCACCATCACAATCAAATGATACTAGACAACTAAACTTTGCTGTCTACGGTATAGAGGGAATGAACTAATATGAAAAAAGTTAATCCTAAAAAACTATTACCAGCACCAGTTGCTAAAAATCAAGCATCTTTTTCACAAAAGTTTCTTGTTCCTGCATCTAGAATAACAACAAAGGACTTTGCTAAAGTTGAAGATACTGTTTCAACTCCACAGCAGAAAGAGTTAAAGGGTCAATCGTTATCACTTAAGAGAAAGTTTATTTCTTTGACAAAACTTTTTGGTGAAAAAACAAAACTCGAAAGAAATAAAGATAGACGAAGAAGAATAGAATTAGAAAGAGAGAGAAGACAGAAGAGAGAAGAAGAAAAGGAAAGTAGCAATACTAAATTTAATTTTGGTGCAAGTCTTCCGAAGTTAAATTTACCTAGAACTGGATTCTTAGACACTATAAAAAGATTTTTACTTTATGGATTACTTGGATTTGCAATAGACAAATTTGGTCCACTAATTCCTGCATTGCTGGGAATGGTGACTAAATTAAAACCAGCGTTTGAGTTTTTCAAAAGTGTTACTGTTGGAATTGTTGGCGGTGTTGTAAACTTTATTGATGCTTCTTATAAAGCATATGATTTCGTAAAAGGAAAAGTTGAAGATATTATTGGACCTGATAGAACTGATGACTTTAATAGTTTTACTGACAACTTAGGTAAGGTTTTAAATGGTGCTATTATTGCAGCAACTGCAATTTTAGGTCTTGGTGGACCATTAGGAAGACTTGGAATTGATAAGGGTAAGGTTGGTGCTTTACTTGGTGCTGGTGCTGGAATAGGTTTCTCTAGATATACTCTTAGAACTGTAAAGGATACAGCGCCAGCTTTTCAAACAAGATTGTCAAATATGCTACTGAGAGGTAGTCTGAGACTGCCTGCGGCAAAAGAATTACGGACTAGAGATTTACTAAAAAATCCAGTGTTTGCAGTCGCTGCACGTAAACCTGAAGAAATTGCAAAAACTGTTGTCTTAGGAGCTGAAGAGGTAAATGCGCTCAGGAGAGCAGGAGTTGGAACATTAACTCGTCCTGAACAGAATGAAATTAATTCTATAAAACAAAAAATTGGTAAACAACTTGGACTTACTGATAGACAAATTTCTAATGCTTTTGTTTTTCGTGATCTTACTTCATCTATATCCACCAAAAGAGGTGTAAATGTAGAAAAAATATTTGAAAAATATGATCAACCATCTCTTCCTGGAATGGGAAGAAGATCTAAAAAGAAACTGACTGCTAATGTTCCTGAAAGACCCCCTAGAACCAAAGCAGAAGCAGACGCTAAGTTTTTCCGTGAGTTAGAACTTGATACTTCACAAGGAGCTCGTGCTGCCCAGGACGCTGCAATGGATGCAACTATTGATGATGAAAAACTTATGAAACAGTTTCTTGGTTTATCAGATGATGAATTTGAAAAGATTAAACCTTCGCGGCCGCCAGCATCAAGACAATTAGAATTTGATCTTGAAACACCAGTAACTCCTGCAGGACGTAAGAAAAATATATTAGAAAGACTTCTCGGAAGACCAAGAAAATCAGGAGAACAAGATCTAATAGACACTCTGAATACAGGTGCATTTGATACAGATCCCACACCATCTAGAACTCCAAGTAAACTTAAAAAAGCTGCTAACCCACTTCGTGGTATATCAAAAGGTCCACTCA